TATCAATCAGGAACACCATAAGGAGATATAAATGGATAAAATTATAAACAAAATACAAAAGAAAATAGATGCAATAGAAAAATTACACGATAAGGAAAGTCTTATGTGTGAAGAAGTCAAAGACCTTTTAGAAGAATTAAGAGAAAATTCAGTAGAGGAGTCTATTGAAGAAGATGATTTAGACGAGGATTTTGACGAAGAAGAAATTGACGAGGACGAGGATAAGTAGTAAAAGGATTTATTATGGCTAAAGATATTAAATTATATAAAGATGGGAACGAAGTTACAATTAACGAAACTCAACTTGAAAATTTTATAGCACTTGGTTATAAGCAACAAAACGATAAAAAAGATAAACCAAAAAAGGAAAATAAAAAATGGCAACACATCACGGAAAAGAAGGTGTAGTTAAAGCGGGTGGAACTGCAATCGGAGAATTGACAGGATTCACAATAGAAACTACTGCTGATGTTGTAGAGGATACAGAAATATCAGATGCAACAAAATCATTCTTAGCTGGAAGAACATCATTTTCAGGAACTTTAGAAATGAATTATGATGAAACAGACTCTCCTCAACAAACTTTAACTGTTGGAAGTTCAATAGCTTTTATCTTATTACCTGAGGGTGATACATCAGGAGACGAAAGCTTTACAGGTACAGGAATTGTTACAGGAATGTCAGTTAATAATGCTATGGACGCAGTAATATCAAGAAGTGTTACTTTTCAAGGTACAGGTGCTTTAACTAGAGGAACTGTCTAATATTAATTTATGTCAGTAATAGATAGAGTTAAAACTCACTTTGAGTCACTTCAAACGATTACAATTGAAGTTGAAGAATGGAAAGACGAACACGGCAAACCATCTATATTTTATTCTGAACCTTTAACATTAGAAGAAAAGAATATTATCTTTAAGAAGTCTAGTAATTTTCAAGACTTAAATGTTCTTGTTGATTTACTTATAATGAAACTTCAAGTTAAAGATGATAAAGGGAATCTTAAAAAAGCTTTCCAACCTGAAGATAAATTTGCTTTAAGAAAAAAAGCAGACTCTAATGTAATCGCAACTGTTGCTAATCGTATTCTTGTCGATACTAATTACGAGGAAGCCGAAAAAAAGTAGAAAGCGACCCTGATGTCAGGTCGCTGTTAGTAATAGCAGACAGATTGCACATCACAATCCAACAAGTTTTAGATATGCCTGTAAGCCATTATAATCTTTGGTTAGCTTACTTGAAAAAAGAGCAAGATGAGTATAAAACAAAGAAATCACTAGCTGAAGCAAAAAGGTATAATTTATAATGGCAAACCAAAGACTCAATATAGACATAGTAGCACGAGATAAAGCGACTAAAGCTTTGAATGGTTTACGAGGTGGTTTAGCGAAAGTAAGAGGTGCAGTATTCAATCTTCAAAATGCTTTTTTAGGTTTAGGTGCTGGTTTAGTTGTTAGAAATCTTGTTAGCACAGGTAGAGAATTAGAAAACTTACAAGTTAGATTAAAGTTCTTATTAAAAGACACAAATGAGGGTGCAAAAGCTTTTGACAATATGGTCAAATTTGCTTCTAAAGTTCCTTTCTCTCTTGAAGAAATACAATCAGGTTCAGGAATATTAGCGACAGTTACAGACAACGCAACAGACCTACAAAAGATGTTAGAGATAACAGGTAATGTTGCGGCAGTTACAGGTTTAGATTTTAGAACAGCATCAGAACAAATACAAAGATCATTTAGTGCTGGTATTGGTGCGGCAGATTTATTTAGAGAAAAAGGTGTTAGAAATATGCTTGGTTTTCAAGCTGGTGCGACAGTATCAATAGAAGAAACAACTGCCGCTTTTGAAAAAGTATTTGGTAGAGGTGGTAGATTTGGTAAAGCAACAGATGAATTAGCAAATACATTAGGCGGAACTTTATCAATGATTGGAGATAAAATATTTTCTTTTAAGAAAACATTATTAGATGCTGGTTTCTTTCAAGAACTTAAAAATCAATTTGGAGATTTAGATAAATCACTTGCACAAAATTCAGAACAAATAGATAGAATAGCAATAGGTTTTGGAACAGTATTAGCAAAAGCCGTTCAAGGTATTGCTGGATTCTTTAAAATATTAAAAGATAATATTGATTTAGTTATAACAGCTTTAAAACTTCTTATAGCAGTTAAAATAGTTTTCTTTATGGTTTCTTTAGGTAAAGCAATAATGGTAGTTCTTGCTGGTTTAAGAGGTATTGCGGCAGTTTCAGGTGTTGGAATACCTTTACTTGCTGGATCAGTAGCCGCAGTAGCTTTAACTTTTGAACAATTAAACAAAGAAATAGATAAAGTTACTGAATCAATGTCAGAAGCAATAGACAAAAATATTGAGTTTCAAGAATTAATTGCAAGTGCTAATGCTAATGATGGATTTGTAGATACGTTTGAAAAAGCTTCAAAATCAATTTCAAAAATTGAACACGATATGGCAATAAAAATACCTGATGCAACACAACAAGCAATAAATAAATTTGAACAATTAAATGATGAAGCATTAAGTAATTTACAAAATAAACTTTCATTCGTAAAAGAAACAATAGCAGAGGGATTAAATTCAGGAATAACTAAATTCTCTAATGCTTTATCAAGAGCAGTTATTTTAGGAGAAGATTTAGGTAAATCATTTAAAAGAATGTTACAAGATGCTCTTGTAAATAGTTTAGCCATAATGATTGAGATGGTTATAAGAATGGGAATACAAAAGTTATTAGGTATTGAATTAGAAAAAGGAGATAACAGAAGATTATCAACTGAGAAAAAAATTACAGGTGAAAAACAAAAACAAGTTGCACTACAAGCTATATTACTTGCTATGGGCGGTGGCGGTGGTTCAGGTGGTGGAAATGGCGGTCTATTTGGATTCTTCTCTAAAGGTGGTTCAGTTCCAAAAGGACAACCGATTGTAGTTGGTGAAAGAGGTGCTGAATTATTTATACCAAACCAAGCGGGTCAGATTACTCAATCAGCTAGAGGAACAGGTGCTAGTGGCGGTGCAGTAAATGTTAATTTTACTATTAATGCTGTTGATGCAAGTGGTATTGATAGATTATTAGTTGAAAGACGAGGAACTATATCAAGAATAATAAATGAATCAGTTAATGAAAGAGGGAGTAGTAATTTAATATAATGTCAGGTGCTTTTCCAATATCAAGTGCAAAATTTTCTACTATGGGAATTAAGTCTATACAAAATACAATTATCTCTAAATCAGATAGTGGTAAAAGATTAGTTAGGCAAATTGATGGTCAAAGATTTGCATTTACAGTTCAAATAATTACAGGAACTAGAGCAAGTGTTTATGGAGAACTAATGGCTTTTATTATGAAACAAAGATCAGGAAAAGAAACTTTTACAATTATCCCACCCGAGATAGAAGATGCTAGAGGTAATGAAACAGGTACAATATTAGTCAATGGTGTTCACGCAGTAGGAGACACAACTATTGCAGTTGATGGGCATCAAAATGATAATCCTAACGCTTTCAAAGCTGGAGATTTTATTAAGTTCGCATCACATAATAAAGTTTATATGATAGTTGCAGATGTTCAAGCAACAAGCAACGCATCAACAATAACTATTGAACCACCATTAACAACAGCTTTAACAGATGATTCAGTTGTCACTTACGATAATGTTCCATTCACAGTTTATCTTACTTCTGATATACAACAGTTCGGTGCTGTTGGTGCAGACAATGATGGTGCAGTTTATTATGAATATCAATTTGATGTAGAGGAAGCTTTATAATGAAATATTTAGTAAAACATTGGATTAATGTTGATATGATCGCAGAAGAAGTTATTGATGGTAAAGACGTAGATTTAAAAACAAATAATATAGGTAAGCACGAAGAACCATCAGAAAATGCAAACTATGTTGTTTCAGATAATATAAAAGTAAAAAGGAGAACAATAGAAGAATATGACGAGAAGCTTAACGACAGCAATAAAGAACGAATTAGCGACTAATGACCTTAGACCCGTCCATCTTATCACAATCGGTTTCTCTAGCCCTGTTAATATTACTGATTGTTCATTTCCTTTAACAAGTTCTGTTTCAGGTTCTAGTGTCACTTATTCTGCTTCAAGTTTTATTATGGGTATATCCAACTTTTCTGAAGAAGTTGATATAACAAAAACAACTTTAAATCTTGGATTATCAGGTGCAAGTCAAACATTTATTTCTACTGCCTTAAATGAGAATGTTGTTAATGATTCAGTAACAATACATAGAGGATTTTTAGATGACAATAATGCTTTGATAGCAGACCCATTTCTACTTTACAAAGGAACTATTGATACTTTTGAAATATCTGAAAAGGGTGCTGATAGTAATATTATATTTAAGATTGTATCTCATTGGGCAGACTTTGATAAATTAAATGGTCGTAAAACTAACAATACATCTCAACAAAGATTTTTTAGTACAGATGTTGGTATGGATTTTTCAAGTGAGACAGTACAAGATATTAAATGGGGTAGGGCATAATGCAAGAGATAATTAAATTATTCCAAACTTTTGATAAATACAAAGATAATAGTTATCAAGAATTATATTATCATATTTTGCCATCAATCAATTTAGAACAATATAAAACATTTAAAGATGAAAAAGGTTTATATGGTTTTGTTAACTGGGCTAAATTAGATAACAAAGACGAAGATCAATATAGTCAGACAGGATTACTTTATAAAAGTCAATGGAACACAGGAAAAAACATTTGGTTATATGATATTGTAATTATAAGAAAAGCAAAAGAAGTAATGAGATGGGTATATAATTATTTCAAAGGATATTTAGAAACTAATCAATCTATTAATTGGTTGAGGTTAGATAAAGATAATAATATTTATAGAGTTGGTAAAAAATATAAAAGGGAGTTTCATAATTAAATGGGTGGTGCGGTTAAAAAAATAGTTGAGTTTCCAGTAAAAGTTATAAGTAAAGCTTTATCTTGGTTAACACCTCAACCTGAAATCCCTGATTTTGGAGAAACAGATTTTGACTCTTTTGAAAAAGGTATTCTTGTTAATAAACAATCTAATGACGCAAATATCCCTGTTGTTTATGGTGAAAGATTACTTGGTGGAACAAGAGTATTTTTAGAAACTTCAGGAACTGATAACGAGTTCTTATATATGGCATTGGTTCTTTGTGAGGGAGAAATAAACTCAATAGAAGAAATAAGAGTAGATGATAAAGTTGTTTCTTTTGATGGTGCTTTGTCAGATAATACGCAAAGATCAGTAGCTAGTTCAGATGGTAATTTTTATAAAGACTCAGTTTCTTATATTACAATAGAACCACACTTAGGTTCAGATGGTCAAAGTGCATCTAGCTTACTCTCAACATTATCAAGCTGGGGAAGTAATCACAAGTTATCTGGTCTAGCTTATTTAGCTTTGAAGTTTAAATGGAATCAAGATGTTTTTGGTGGCATACCAAAAGTTCAAGCAAAGATAAAAGGTAAAAAGGTTGTTACACTAGCTTCTAATTTATCTGAATCTTCAGCTACATTTTCATCTAATCCAGCTTTTTGCTTATTAGATTATTTAAGAAATACAAGATACGGAAAAGGATTAGCAACAACAGATATTGATTTACAAAGTTTTTATGATGCTTCACAAGTTGCAGTAACACAAGTAACACCATATTCAGGTGCATCAGATATAAACATATTTGATTGCAATGCAGTATTAGACACTTCAAAAAAAATAATTGAAAATACAAGAATTTTACTTAGAGGTTGTCGAGGATTTTTACCTTACTCATCAGGTAAATATAAATTAGTTTTAGAAACAACAGGTTCAGCTTCAATAACACTTACAGAAGATGATATATTTGGTGGTTATAGTTTAGCAAGCGAAGATAAAAATAATAAATACAATAGAGTTATAGTTTCTTTTGTAAATCCTGAAAGAAATTATCAGGTTGATGAAGTGCAGTTTCCACCAATTTCAGATTCAGGGCTACCAAGTGCAGATCAACACGCAACTATGAAAATAGCAGATGGCGGTTTTTTATTAGAGGGAAGATTTGATTGTCAAACTTTAACATCACCATATCAAGCAGAAGAAATGGCAGAAGTTATTTTAAGAAGATCAAGAGAAGCTTTGAAATTAAATATTAATGCTGGTGGTAATGCTTATGATTTAGCCATAGGAGATATTGTAAATATAACACACGCATCAATAGGTTTTTCTGCAAAAGCATTTAGAGTAAATAGTATGTCTTTTAATGAAGATTTTACAGTAGGATTAAATTTAATAGAGCATCAAGATGCACACTATACTTGGGCTACTAAAGGTCAAGTTGCTAGTACACCATCAACTAATTTACCTAATCCTTTTTCTATTCAACCACCAGCAAGTGTTACTCTAACAGACGAAATGATTGAATATGCTGATGGAGTTGTTTTAACAAGATTAAATATTGTAATCGGTGCATCACCTGACTCGTTTGTTCAATACTATCAAGTTGAAGCTAAAAAAACCTCAGAAGATAATTTTAAAATAATATCAAGTGGAACAGAATTAAGACACGAGTTTTTAAACGTAATTGACGGAGAAAATTATACAGTTAGAGCAAAAGCGATAAATGCTTTAGGAGTATCATCAACATTTACTTCTGCAACTCACACAGTAGTCGGTGCAACAGAAACACCAGCAGACGTAACAGATTTATCGGTTTCTTTAGTGGGTTCAAATCAAATGGAGTTATCTTGGACACCTGTGGCAGATTTAGATATAAGTTGGTATGAGATTAGATTTCAAAATGTTACAAGTGGTGCTACATGGAATGAAAGCACACCAATAGCAAAGGTTGTAAGAAGAAAATCTAATGCTTTAGTTGTAAATGCTCAAATTGGGTCTTATTGTATAAAGGCAGTAGATAAATTAGGTAATAGTTCTGCTGAAGCATCTATTGTTTCTACAAATGTTTCTTCTTTAGCAAATTTTACAAATGTTTTAACTTTGAGTGAATAATGGCAAATTTTGATGGAACAAGAGATAGTAATGTAGCAATATCAACGGACAATGCTGGTAGAAAAGTATTAATATTAGATACAATTACACAAACTGATAGTTTAGTAGGAAATGTAGATTCTGCTGAGGGTAACTTTGATTTAGGTGGCACAGACTCTACTTCAAATCCTACTAATTTTGGTGGTAATGTAAAATCATCAGGAGAGTACATTTTTTCTAATACATTATCATTAGATGCTATTTATGACACAACTTTAGGTGCTGTTATCGGTATGAGTTCAGAAGATGAATACGATCTTTTCGATTCGGGTAGAGGTGCAACTAATTTTGAGGAAGCCAAAGCACCTTTTGATGGAAGCCCTGAAATACAATGTGGTGCTGAGGTAACTGTTGGTTCAGATAATACAAGTTTAGATAATATTACAAGCTTTCAGAAGATTGCTCAACAAAGCACAATCAAAGGTAGGTTTTTTAAATTTAAGTGTAAAATTACAAGTGATGATAATAAAGTTCGTGCAAAAGTTCACACATTACAAGCACAAGTCAATATGGAGAAAAGAACAGAAGCTGGTCAAGATGTCGTATCAGATGCGTCAGGAACAACGATAACTTTTGTTAATTCTTTTTATGCGACTCCAAGTATAGGTATATCAGCACAGGGTTTAGAAACAGGAGACTATTATCAAATCACAAGTAAATCAAAAACTGCCTTTACAATTAGGTTTTATAATAGTAGTAATACAGGAATAAGCAGAACATTCGATTATCAAGTTGTAGGACATGGCTTGAAATCAACCAGCTAAAGGAGTATAAACAGATATGAGCCAAGT